AAGAGCGATTACACAGATATTAGCCAAGAACGCTTACAAGTATGGCTTACTGAGGCTAAAGGTAAATTTGCCAAAGACTGTTTACAGGGAGCGAAGGACGCAGTAGAATATTATGAAGAAGTAAATGGTGATATGGATCAACTCAAATTAAGTTATGAATGGAGTTGGTTAAAAGATTATTACAATAGGAAATACAAATAATGGCTGTAGTACATAAACATTTAATTATACGTGCTGAAGTAGGGCGTCCAATCACTGACGAGCAAGTTGCTATTGAATGGATGAACAAACTTGTAGACAAGATCGGCATGAAAGTCATGATGGGCCCTTTTGCAAAATATCTAAACGTAGAAGGCAATCGTGGACTAACTGCTGTAGCCATCATTGAGACTAGCCATATCGCATTACATATCTGGGATGAAGATAACCCAGCACTTGTACAATTAGACGTTTATACTTGCGGTTATCTTGATCCGTATGATGTAGTAGAAGCACTGCGCGACTTTCATCCTGTCAAGATTGAGATGAAATATCTTGATCGTGAAAACAAACTTATTGAATTACCATTAGAATAAAATGAAGAAAGTGGCGATGATCGGCGTAGGCAAGTTAGGGCAAGACTGCGCCGAAGTCATGGCATTACATTATGATACTGTAGGTTATGATATTAGTACAAAAACTACTACATTTCCTATGAAAGATTCTATCAAAGATGCAGTAGTTGACAGAGATTTTATCTTTATCGCTGCTCCTACTCCTCATGATCCTATATATGGTGGCGAAACACCTACTAGTCATTTACCTAACAAAGATTTTGATTACACTATCGTTACAGAGATATTAAAAGAAGTAAACAAGTACGTTAATAAGAATCAATTGGTAGTACTCATTAGTACTGTCTTGCCGGGAACTGTACGCAGCCAGTTGGAACCTTGTATCACCAACGCACGATTCATTTACAATCCATATCTGATTGCTATGGGTACTGTCAAACATGATATGGTAAATCCTGAAATGATTATCATAGGCACAGAAGATGGTAGTGTAACAGGTGACGCTAAAGAATTAATAGATTTCTATAATGTCTTTATGAAAAATGATCCACGTTATGAAGTTGGTACATGGGATGAAGCAGAAAGTATAAAAATTTTCTATAATACCTTTATTAGTACAAAGTTAGCATTAGTTAACATGTTACAGGATGTTGCTGAAACGAACGGCAATATTAATGTTGACGTAGTTACAAACGCATTAGCAAAGTCCACACATCGTATCATGGGTCCTGCATATATGAAAGCAGGATTAGGGGATGCAGGAGCATGTCATCCAAGAGATAATATTGCATTACGTTATCTAGCCGAACGTCTAGGATTAGGATATGATTTGTTTGATGCCATTATGACTGCTAGAGAAGTACAAGCAGAACGTATGGCTAAAAAATGCTTAGAGTACGGCAAGAACGTTACAATTGTCGGCAAAGCATACAAGCCCAAAATACCCTACACCAACGGTAGCGCAAGTATGTTAGTGGGACACTATATTGAGAAGCATGGTGGCAATCTACATTACTATGATGAGCATACAGGTGATACAGATTTACGCTCAGACTGGACGGAAGTTTACTTGATAGGCTACTGGGACAATTATACACAACAATTAAATTTTCCACAATCTGCGACGGTCATTGACCCTTGGCGACAGATAAAAACGCACAAAGGCCGTACTATATTTTACGGAAATACAAGAAAAGTATAAATAAACTGAGCCGCACGACCTTCTGGAGTAGTGTTTGTCGCATAGCGATGGCGTTGTTGTAGGGTCAAGATGTTTCCGGGACATCAGAGACAAACCAGAAAAAAGGCTTCGGTCAGTACTGTGGGAAGTACAGATCGAGAAGACTAGGACAAGGTTCGAATCCAAGCCGAAGCGAATTCAAACAAACAGTGGACAATCTAAAATTTTAGTTGGATCACTCGTAGCAATTTCTACAAATCTTCTATAATTATGTTCTAACATAGGCTCTTGCTTTTTGTAAAGGTAATACAACTTATTGTTGTTATATTTTTGAAGTTTTAATAATAATTTAATAATACTACTGATATTACAATCATCTAACTCTTTAAAATCAAACAACATAGCAGGCGTGTAAAATCCTAATTTTTCTAATACATGAGTCGCAGAAGGATCAGTGTTTAAAACGAACGGTCTTTTACCTATTATAGGTTTCCAAGTTTTTTCTGTCAAGTGATATTTTTCATCAACATTTGTTTCGCTCACTATGATGCAATAAGACCTGTTCCATATATCTAAATCTCCTAAACTAAAAATATCTTCTGGACGACTAAATCTGTAATCGCTACAATGTTCAGGATAGTTAGCAGGATCTAAATTTTTTACTTTTTCAAACCAATCTTGTTCTGTGTTTCCTGTCATTGCATCAACTGCAGGAAAAATTCCCTTTTCATAAGTTACATATCCTGACGATAAAAGATTGTTATCAATCAATTGTTGTACGAGTTCAAATCTATGCGGTTTAGGTTTTCTATTATAACTCAAGTACAAGTGTTTGATTGATGTTAGAGTTGTATCTATGTTTTGATTATTGTTATACAGAGCGTTGGGGAACCAGCTATGCCAATTCTCTAAATCATAACCTACAAGACTAATGTCAAATCTTTCCTCAACTAATCCAAGATAAAAATCACTGCGAGTAATCCAATTTACCGCGTCTATGCTACCGCAAAGCCAAATTTTGCAAGTTTCAGGCTTGTGGTTATTTGACAGTATCATCTGTATATATTCTAGCCCTCCCCTGTGTGGAAACCACGTTAGATTTATTAGAAAATTATATGGATAAGTACTTTTAATAGAGATTTCATTTTTTAGATTTTCAATCCAAAATGTCTCATATCTACGTATCTCTTGTGGATTACTTGAATAAATGTTTCCTAATACAAATACTGCTTGCACGATTTTTTTACCCTGGGGCCAATATAAAATTTTAGTTCTATCTAGATCACAAATCTCTTTTAAACGTTGTCTATTCGCTAACAATAAAGGTAATTGTTTTTCATAGAGATTGTACAATTCTGTTTTATTTAATGTTTTTAAATATGACACTAATCTAATGATAGATTCTATAGAACCGTTTTCTAAGTTCAAGTCATTAAAAAAGTCTACCGTAGTATAAAATCCCATTTTCTTTAAGATATTATAAAGATTGGAATGACCATTTATAATGAAAGGTCTAAGACCTATTATAGGCTTATAGGTTTTTTCTGTAATGTGATATGGATTTGTATCAGTTGTCTCGCTAATTATATTCAAATACGCACTATTCCAAATGTCTAAATTGCCTAATGATGTTGCATCTTCTGGTCTTGAATATCTTAAATCTGGGTTACCTTTGTAGTTATAAGATTGTTGTATAATTATCTTATCCCAATAATCTGTTTCAGTGTTACCAGTAGCCATATCAATTTCTGGAAATACACCATGCTGGTATGTGACATGTCCCACATCATGCAAGTTATTTTCTATAAGGCTCTTGACTAGATTATATCTATGCAAATGTGGTTTTCTATTATAACTTAGATAAATGTATTTTATATTCTCATCTAACTTAGCAACAACATCTTTATTATATTGGTAGACCCAATAAGGATACCAGCTACTCCAGTGTTCTGGACTGAATCCAACAGTAGACACTGTAAAGCCTTTGTCTATAAATTTTTGATAAAATTTTTCTTCCAATGGATCAACACAACTTACGAACCAAAATTTACAAAGTCTTGGATTTTCAATTTCAGCATAAATGTCGTATTCATGTTGATCTTCATTGACGCTTTCCCAAGTCAAATTGATAACATAATTTTTAGGAAATTCGCTTGTCTTAGCAATTTCTATCCATAAGTTATGCAACCATTCAAGTTCATAATTACCCATGTCTTGCGGATCGCAAGTATACCATTTTCCATATCTTATGACAGATCGCATAAGGATATTTATTGACAGTAGAGTGTTGACAATATATAATATCTAGATGGTTAATCATGATTTGATCAAGTATTTTGAATATCACGGTGATAGTCGTGGAATACCCTTTATTCCTAATAGAGAATGGAAGAATCTTATCAAACAATATGATAAGGACAGCATAAAAGATAGTCTTGCTGAATATATAATTTCTAATAATATTCCATTTCCTACTAAAAAAATATCGTATGATGATTTAAATCGTCTATTCACGAAATTTACTAAAACATCAATGATGGGACATTATAAGAATGTACAAAATGTTTTAGAAAAGTTTGACTACAAATATAAGTATAACCAGAACCCGTTAGGTGTGATTGATAAGTCTCACGCATACAATAGCGTAAGTAATTATTTTCAACAACTTAATCGCATGAAGTGTGGTAGCAATCTTGTTGATAGCCCATATGATATATGGCATGACAAAACAAAGTTGTCACGTATGAATTGGCACTTCTGGCGATTGGGCGCATTAGGTAATAGTGATATTGATAATAGTACATTTCGCAGCGCCTTTCGTATAGGAACCTATACAGCAACACAATTTAAACCTACTGTTGCGAAAGCATTATATGAGAAACATAAGGCACATAAAGTATTAGATACTAGTTGTGGTTGGGGTGATAGATTAGCAGGCTTCTATGCTACGTCACATACAGAACTGTATGTTGGATGTGATCCCAATCCTGAAGTCTATGAGACGTACAAAGACCAGTGCTTAGAATATGAAAACATGTTGGGCTGTGATAGTGCTGTACTACAAGACAAGGGCGATCATTTTATTGTATTAGGTACAAAAAAGGTAATCATTTATAATTTGCCTAGCGAAGATGTTGATTGGAGTAAGCACGAAAACACATTTGACTTTTATTTTACAAGCCCTCCCTACTATGAGACAGAACGATATGCGGCTAATCATAGCAGCACACAAAGTTATATACGATATCAGACATTTGATAGTTGGAAACATGACTTCTTTTTCAAAGTCAATCGCATGGTATGGGACACACTATCTGACAATGCTTATATGATGATCAATATCATTGAACCTAGAATCGCAAAGGGCACACGTTTAAACTTATGTGATGACATGGTTGATGACATATTGACTTACCAAAATGCATACTATCTAGGTAAGATCGGTATGCGTATGCAGGCTAGGCCACATGCTATTGTAGAGGCAGATAAGAATAGTATATTTGTAGAGCCAATTTGGGTGTTCAGAAAAAATAATAATCACTATGATATTTGATATATACTACTGCTTATAAAAAACACACACATACACACAGGAGGTAATTATGAGCAAAACACCATACGAGATCCGTCTGGATCTACTAAGACTGGCTAAAGAAAGTCTCTTTGAGCCATACTTTTACGCAAGGTCAAATAAGGAACTAGAGTGGAACGCACAACGGGATGCAAATCCTTATGCACCATTTCCAGAAATGCCTACAGCACCCACATCAGAAGATATTATTGCCGAAGCGAAAAAACTAAACGAGTTTGTTAGCAAGGGCGAATAAATACCTATATGGATAGCACAGAAACATTATTGAAAGTTTCTATTGCGGCAGTTGGGGCATATATTTTGTCCCATCTGCTCTATAGATTAGCACTAGAAGTCTGGTGTATAGCGTACGGATTAGTTTATTGATATGACTGTAGGAAGTGAGGAGAAAGATGCTTTGGACGCGGGTGCGAATCCCGCCATCTCCACCAATAGATTGATTGATGAACCTCGCAATCTGTTTTTTACAGAGCGTGAGTGGAGTAGAATAGTAGGTTGGGATCTTCCCCCAATGGAAAACACAAAGGGGATGAACAGTTTCGACAGGGCAAGTAGTACCCAAGCAGACAGTCCGAAAGACGACTGACGTAATCAGCGTAAATCAGAGTAAACGCAAATGATGAAACATTTGCTCTAGCAGCCTAAGGGCAGTTAGATGGGGTTGACGACCTTATTAACCAATAGTCAGGTGGGGACTTTTGTCCCTACCTTTTTATCGTTATAAATATCTGGATGAAAGTTCACTTTATAGACAGGCTTGATAAAACATTTGTAAATGTTAATAAGTTATTATTAGAATTTGAATTATTTAAGGATAGGATAATTGACGTTACTAATCACGGTAATGCTGTGCTAGTTCAGAAGAAATTTCATTTGATTTTAAATAATAAAGAATCAG